CGTACTGGCTGCGGAGCACCTGGAACGTCTGCGAGATGTTCGCAGCATCCACCAGGTCAAACGGCACAGCCTTCCGGTCGCCAGTCTGCTCGTCCACTACGTCAACCGTGACGTTGTCGCGGACACGCAGCGCCGACGCGACTGTCAACGCCACCTGCCACGGCCTGCCCTGGTCATCACGAAACTCACGCATCAGGCACCACCTCTCGTCAAAGACCGATCAGTCATCTTTCCGTCAATCGTGAACGTCGCCACGCCGTCGATCGGGTCGCTTTCCGAGATGCCAGTGATCACCGCGAGGAAGCTGAAACTGCCGGCACCACCAGATACTTGCACAGGCGTTCCGTTGTGCATATTTGAGAACGCATTGCCGAGCGCGGCCGAGTCGTTGAGCTCGACAGACACAGAGCAGTCGTAGCCAGTCTGATAAACCGAGGCTTCCCTGCTGCCGAAAGGATTGATGTCAATAGTGCGAGCCGTCTCTGTCAGCGTCACGTTGCGAACGCCCGAAACAGTCCCACCGATTGAGATCGTGCAATCCTTCCCCAGCGTGATCGCCATCAGAACTCCTTGGCGGTCACGTTGTATGTCACGGCACCGTCAACGCTGATGTTCTCCGTCACGCTCATGACAGAGAAGGAACCGCTGGTTCCTGCGGCCTCAAGACTTGTGATCAGCCCGGTCGGATCGTGGCACTCAATCTCCCACGTCTTTGTCACAAAGCCCGCCTTGAAAGCCTTCTTGCCTGGAGCACCTGCCGAGCCGCCGATGTTGGTGCGGTTCGAGATGTCGATTGTTTCGCATTCCTGCGTAAACGTTGCCGAGATGATTCCGGCTCCAAATGGAGCGCCCGTCGAGTCTTTTCCAAGAGTGATCGCCATTGTTTTTAGTTCCTGTGCTAGGTGAGTTAGGCGCTGCGGCTACCAGACACGGTGTAGGTGACAATTCCGTCGAGCGGTTCGCTCTTGCCGAGGTTTGTGCAGATGTAAGATGCGTTGCCTGTCGTCGTGCCGGAGACTGTGAACGAACTCCCAACAGTCACGCCTGGAACGTCAACGCACTCAACCTCAATGGTCTGCTCAATCAGAGCCTTGCGGAACTTCCGCGACGTGTCGCCCAGCTTGGTCACGTCAATGTCGGATGACGAGTTGGTGACGGTTGCAGACCGAGCGTTTGCAACGCCCGTGATCGTCACTTCCTTGCCGAGCTGTACGGTCGTAGTAACTTCTGGCATGTGTTGCCCTTGTGTGCGAGTGCCAGCGGTGCGGCTGGTTCGCTCACGGTATGGGCAGCAAGGCCGAAACTAGACCGGGTATGCCGTTGCTAGTTTCTGCCGAGCATGTTCCGCCATTTCTCGTTGGCCTTGCGGACGGCCTCGTCAACTCGTTTTGATCCAGCCATGAACGGGCGGGCAGGATAGCGGGCCATTCTGGTGATAGTGGTCTTGTCCCAGTTCCTGCTGTAGCGGAAGCCGCCCTTGTTCGTGACCCATTGCAGAGCACCGTACTTGTACTGGTTGGCCTGCGGCAACGAGCTCGTGAACCGTCCCTTTTCGTCTCTGCCCTGCCTGCCGTTTCCACGGCTGCGGAGATACGCATTGCGGGCAGCACCGACTCCGATCCGCCACGCAGTCTCTTTGACCACGCCGCCGAACTGGTGCAGCTGCGTCAGCCAAGGCTTCGTCTTGTATGTGCCGATCACAGCCGTACCTCGAGCCGGATCGTAGAAGTCAACGATGTCGTTGTAGAACCACTTCTTCGGAGCCCAAGACCTGATCGGCTGGCCTGCGGGACGAGGCGTGCCAGATCCGTAGGCCGTGATGTCAAGGTAGAGGCCGCCGACAAACTCCACTGGCTTGCCGCGTCCTGCTCGCCTCATGGCGGCACGAGTAACCTTCCCCTGCCCGCGACCAATCCCAGCCTTTGCAGCGTTCTTGATGTTGTGTCCAAGCTTTGAGAGAACGTCGGCGTTCATCCGCCCGATCATCCGGCTCACCTTCTGGCGATCAAAGAAGTTGCCTTTGATGCTCGCCCGTAGCTTGAGTCGCCCGAGCGTGTCTGCAGACATCTCACGGCGATTGCCACCGATCATGCCGGGGCGGATGAATGCCCGGCTCATGCCAGAGAGCATCGACGGCATGTCAGCCTCCTAGGCGGTCGGCAGCACGTTTGACTCAAACACCCGATAGGTCGCCGTGATCACGGCCCGCCAGACGTTTCGCTCAGTCAGTGCGTCGTCCGGATTCAGATCAATGCTCACGGTCTGCGGACTGGTCACCCCTGCGGGCCAGACGACTGCCTCGCCAAAAGAGTGAGCTCGCACCTGGAGCATGACGCTGTCCGCCAGGTCAAGCATCGCGTCAACGTCTGAGTCAGTCTGAACGTGCCGGCCAACGAACACTGTGACCGTGTAGTCGATCTGCATCATCTGCCGGCTGATGCGAGTCACGTCGGCATTGCCTGGCACTACGAACACCCGAGGCGATGTCATTGACTCAACGTCTAGGTCAGTCCAATTCCTACGCTGGACGACCGTAGACGGTATTGCCCACGTCACGGAGTTCAGCCCCGTGGCGAGTCTGTCGGCGATTGTGCGTAAGGTGCTGCTCATGCTGCGGAGATCCTGACGTTTGAGAAAAACTGCGAGTAAGACACCTCGCTCGTAAACCGCAGAACGTCGCCAGTTGTCGCTGAAAAACTTCCAGTAATGTTGAGCTGCGTTCTGTATACGCCAGTCGTGACTGTGCTCTGATTTGCATTGAACCCGATGGCTTGCCTGACGCCGTTCTTCAAAATTGACGAGCCGTATCCGTTGTCGTCGTCGTCAGAGAAATCCCACTTCACGGATACTGTGCATGAACCGCCAACGGTCCATGTGTAGTGCGAAAGGCCGTTAGCGTCGTCCAGATAGACGCCAGTTGCACGCACGAACGGGCTAGCTGTTGTTCCGCTGCCTGAGAATGAGGACGTGTCTCCTGATCCGTTGTCACGTGAAATTGTCAGCAACGCACTAGACGCAACCGGCCAGACTTGCGTTGAGCCAAGGTAAATCTTGCTCACGGCACTGCTGCCGAGCTTGTAGTCCGATGGCGTTGCTGTTCCGAGATAAATCGGCACGGCTCACCCCGAGACTATGTAGAGCGTCGTGGAGGACTTTGTGCCGAGTGCCGTGTATTGGGCCGCAGTCAGCGAGACGATATTCGTGATCGCGGCGGCGCCTGTGATTCCAGACGTATTGCTGCGAAGATCAGCAGAGATCGTGCCAGACAACACAGACAAGCCACCGCCCACGATAACGGCGCCGGCGGTGCTAGATGTTGCAGATGGGAGGCGAGCCGCTGGCAGCGTGCCAGATGTCAACGCGCTGGCGTCCGTTGTCGGTGCTGCAACGCTCAGAGTGCCATCTGCCGCGATGGTGACGTTTGATCCCTGCTTGCAACCACCAAGAACGCTGGCTGTCGCGACAGGCAACGTGTAGCTGCCTCCGCCGCCGCTGACAGTCACGGCGCCTGTCTGCCCGTTTACAGACGTGACAGGTCCGTACTTGGCAGCCTCAATGGCGAAGTCGCTAATCGTGCTTGCCGCCTGGCTGCCTGTGTGGTTCGCACGCTGAATCGCGTGAGCCTGGACAGCTGCGTCAGCAGCTGCCTGCAGCGTTGAGACAGGCTTAGAGGCGTCCGAGGTGTTATTGACGGCGGACAGGCCAACGTCGCTCGACGTGAGCGTCACGGCACCACTGCGGCCCGCCACGCTGGTCACTCCAGACGAGCCGGCACTCACGGACAGCGTGCCATCGGTTGTCGTGAAACCGCTGCCGATCGTCAGATTCTTTGCTTCCACCTGGGCCGTCAGGCCAGACTGGTAGCCCCACGGGCCATAGAGCCCGGCGGCGTTCTTGGCACGTACTCGAAACTTTCTGGACGAGTCAAAGTTTCCAGTGCTTGTGCCAGTGACGCCGGACACAAAAGTGGTGTACGTCGCGCCGCTATCGTATGTCTGTTGAACGTCATATGCCGCAGACGTGCCAGTCGTGCTCGCAGTCCACGACAGCGTGCCGCCGCCGTCCGTGATGCTTGTTGGAGCACCAGGTGCAACCTCGACAGACAACGCGCCTGCACCAGTGACAGAAAGGCCGCCACCAACAGACACGCCGCCAACAACGCTCTTCGTGGCTACTGGAACAGTCACGCCAACGGCAGACACAGCGCTGGCGAAGTCAGTGATTTGGCTGGCCGTGTGAGTGTGCGAGGTGCTGGCCTTGCCAGAGAGTGCCGACGACAGAGCGGCTTGAGCTCGAGCATCCGTGAAATAGAGGTTTGTGCTGCCTTCCGTGACGCTGTCCGTTGAGCCAGGCGAGGGAGAAATCTCGACATACCCAGAGCCGCTCCACCGCCACAGCTTTTTTGTGTCAAGTGCCACGTAGAGCTTGCCGCTCTCGCCAGTGGCAGGCAGCGAAGAATACCCGGCCACCTCAACAACGTCGTCAACGTAGCTCGGCAGCTGGCTGGAAGGCACGGTGCCGCCGACGAGCGTGGCATACGTGCCACTAGCCTGCTTTGAATCAAGCGCGGTCTGTAGCCCAGTCACGTCGGCAACTGCGTGCGAATGGGCAGCCGGGCTGAAGGTTGAAGGAACGCCGGAGAGGCTGCTGTAGGCGATTGTCGGCGTGGCGTGGACGTGGTCAGCACGCGCCGCCGTTGTCGCCGAACCGGCCGATGCTGTGCCAAGAGGCCGAGGAGTCTCGTCTGCAAGAGGAACAGAGCCAGCCGGTCCAGTCGCGCCGGTGGCGCCCGTGGCACCAGTAGCGCCTGTGTCGCCCTTCTGCAGGACGAGGTTGAGCACCTGGTTGGGAGACGTTCCGGTGATCGTTGCAGCAGCCGTGCCGCTCGTCACAGTCCCGATCGTGAGCGTGTTCGCAGGGCCAGCAGAACCGGTCGGACCAGTCGCTCCGGTCGCGCCAGTGCTGCCCGTGCTTCCCGTGTCGCCTTTCGGCAGCACCAGGCTCAGAGTCTGCGTCGGTGCCGTTCCGGTGATCGTTGCTGACGCTGTTGTGCCAGCAGCGACGGTGCCGATTGAAAGCGTATTCGCAGGCCCAGTTGCGCCGGTCGGACCTCGAGCACCAGTCTCGGAGATCGTGACGTTCACAACGTCGCCGTTGCCGACCGTTGGATTGACTGTGCTGCCGCCAACTACGCTGACAGAGATTTCACTCATGCGCCTGGCGCCCTCGGGATGCACTCGCCTGCAAGGATCGTCCTAGTCATTGACGTGCTAGGCGTGATCCATCGCAGATACCAGTAGTATTTGATTCCGGGTGACAGCGCAGCCGTTTGCGTTTCCGTGAGTGACCAGATGATTGCGCCTGTGCTTGCAGTCACAACTTGAATCGTGGGGATTGCAGCAGTAGCGCCAACAGTTGTCGTCGTGCCGCCACCACCTCCAGTAAACCCTGCCGATGACGCGACGTAGACAGACGACTGAAGCGTGTATCCGGTGACGTTGACGCCTAGGTTGATCGCGACATTGACCTCGTCGCCAACCACAAAAGTCACGTCAAGCTGGCCGGGCAGTAAAGAGAATGTGTTTGCCATCGGTCGTCACCTCGGCTGGCGATTGTCGCTGCCAAAAGGCTCAACCAGACCGGCTATGCCCGCACAGCCTGGCTGTAGTCGCCTTCGGTTACTTCCTCAACCAGGCCGTTGGCGAGCAGCTGCGGCAGCAGGTCTTTGGCTGTTGAGTAGTTGCAGAACTCAACGTCTACTGCCAGCAGCACACGACCTTCAGCGTCTCGAGGTGCCGTAGCAGCCGGCTCAATGCAAGTGATCGCAACCGGGCCTGGATGGCCCCATGCTGCATCAAGCGTGGCGCGGGCCTGCTCGTACACTTCCTCGGATGACCGAAAAAATCTCTGGCTCATGTGATCGTGATCCCCCATCGATCCCCCAGCCACAAGCAGACGTTTCGATGCTCTGCGTCAGTCAGCGCTCGCGAGTAGACCAGCACCTCGGCCAACAGGCCGTTGTGATATGACGGGCCAGAGACAGCGAAGCCGACGCTGAACACGCCGGCTGCAACTGACACGGCGCTTGTAGTAAGACCTTGGTAGCCAAGCACGGTGTGCGATCCGTTGCGGTACGGGGTCATGTATTGACCTCTGCCAGCAGGCTTCACGCCCGACACAAGCTGCGCGGTATTGGTCGCGTTGCTTGGTACTGTGGCAAAGTATCCGCTGTTGCTGTAAATCCAGCGTCCGACGTTCTCATCGTTTATCGACACGTTACCCGTGCCCCGGACTCCCCACGAAAGAGGAAAACCAGAGGTCGTTGCCGCTCGCGTGTGAACAGCAAAAATGCTCCACGCAGGATCACCCGTCAAAGGCCACGAAGCAGACGACGCCAGCACGTCGTTGCTCCCATCAAAAGAAAGCACCGTCAGGCCGTTTATTGATCCGTTCCACGTCGGGCGATTGTTGGCCGTGCCTTGCGTCAGGTGCCATCCGTTGCCGCTCTTGTCTGCCAAGTATCCAACCGTGCTGCCGCTGGTCACGGCACCAGTGCCGGCGTTGCTCGTCGCCATGAACGACGTGTCTGACGTGTCGTACCACGCCACCATGTTCGGCACGCTCAATGGATCGCGGAACCCGCTAAGTGGCAGCAGATTGCTGTTACTCGCTGTGCGTGTTGGCGCGCGACGAATCGTCATGTGACCTCGACGCCGTGCAGAGAAAACGCCACGTTGGCATTGCCAGCGTAGACCGAGACAACGTCTGTGGCCGCGAGGGCAACGCCAAGCGTCAGGAACACTGAATCAAGTGCAGATACGCTGGAGTCATAGACGAGGTAGTGCTGCGTGGCGATTGACGCACCAGCCGGCCTGACCGCGAGTCGGTACGTCGTTGCCGTGCTTCCGGTGTTGCAGATCGCAATTGTTGAGCAGACAGCCTGTGTAGACGCTGGAACCGTGTAGAGCGTCGTCAGCGTCGTCGCCGATGGGTTTGACTGCCCGAGCACCTTGTGAGCCTGTGGCATATCAGCCTCCCATCAAGACAAATGGATGTATCGGCGTGAAGTCGAGGCGAGCCTGCGACAACGTACCGCTTGTCAGTGCCGACGCAGACGTTGTCGCCGCAGGAATCGTTGGCTTGTCGCTCAAGTCTGAATAGCTTCCAGACGTGGCAACGGCCGCCAGAGATATGCTGAGAGTCTGCGTTGACGAGTTGTACGATAGTGGCGACGTAGCCGAGACAACGCCAGACGGTCCAGTTGCACCGGTGGCTCCTGCTGGCCCTTGCGGCCCAGTCGCGCCTGTTGCTCCCGCAGCCCCGGTAGCTCCAGTTGGGCCAGCTGGACCTTGCGGCCCCTGTGGTCCAGTCGGCCCAGTGTCGCCCTTTGCTCCTGTGGCCCCGGTGGCACCAGTTGCTCCGGTGGCACCAGTTGGCCCCTGCGTCCCCTGCGTGCCGTTTAGGCTTGCCTCGCTCCACGTCGTCAGGTCGCTCGCAAGCTTCCACACCTTGCCGTCAGAGAGCGTCAAAGCCAGCATCCCGGCCTCACGCCTGGGCGACGGGATCGCGTCACGCTCTGTCGCGTCGGCCACACTCCGATACCCACCCTTGCCGTACTTCGCCTCGTGCGAGGCATGAGTGTCAGTCGTGTCAAACGGCACGACCGGCGCCAGTACGTTAGTGCCTCGGATCTGCGTCATGAGACCACCAGATTGACGGTGCCAGTGATCGGATACGTGGTGCGGTATATGCCGTAGCTTGTGGCTGCCTGTCCCGAGAACGTGATCGTCCGCTGCGTCGTCTCCCAGGCCGACAATGTCAGGCCGTTGACGGCGAACGTCGGCGTGCCGAAAGACGTAGGCAAAACGACGTACAGATACGCTGTAGCAGCCGCCACCGTGCGGGACTGTGCCAGAGAGCCTCCAAGGTCGCTGGAGAGGCTGGCGACGATCTGGGCGTCTGTAATCGTTGCCGACGCAAACGAGCCCCAGAAGCGAGCCCTGAGCGTCGGAGCGACCTGCGAGGACTCCGTTGTGGCAATCGTGTGCACTCGCACGGTCTGCCGGAAGGCGTCGCCGTAATGGAACACAGGCACGCCACGCGGGCTCGTCACCTCGTAGGTGACATCCACGCCGTTTACGGTCTCCACGATCTTGTCGTGTCGCAGAGGCTCGCCGAAAGGAAGCGTCCCGGCCTTGATGACAAAGTCCCGAGACTCCCACGTCTCAAGGACTCCGCTTGTGCCTTGCGACTCAAAGCGGCTTGTGCCTACTGCGGCGTTGATCACGCCGTAGTTCGTGCCTCGGTAGTAGCGGACAGACCGCGACGCACTCGCCGACAACTGGCCGGCGAGCCATGACGCACCGCTGGCGAGTAGGTCGGACATAGGCACCTCGAGCTACAAGACCGCCGGCGGCGCGGAAAGGATGACGCGGCCGCCGGCGGCTTGCAGGTGGGATTGAACTCAGCCGATGTTGAGCAGAACCGGCACCACAGAGTCGCCCGACAAAGCAGCCTCGGCGGCCTTGCCAGCCCGCTTGTTGCCGCTGCTGGTCGTCGTCACGTTGCTGTTGGTGGAGTCCCAGTAAACGATGGCGCCCTGGCCAATCGCACCGGAAGCCTTCGGCAGCTTAAACACGCCCTCAACAGCCACAGCGCCAAGAGCATTGGCGGCAATGGGGCGAGGAGCCACGGTCACAAGGTCATTGAGAACAACGACGGCGCCGGCAGCCACAGCCGAGCTCGGCGTGTAGTTGACGAGATCGCCGTCCTGGTAGTAATCAGCCATGAGGATCACCTCTTTCTTTGGAAGTTAGTTTTCGTTTGTGGTCATGCCGCCGGGCGGGCTTTGGCTCCCGCCCGGCGGACACGGTTTGCAGTTATCAGGCTCAGGCAGTCGCCATTCGGTAGCACGACAGCGACTCGGCCTTGGTCACTCCAAAGTCGAAGAAGCCACGGATCGCCACGCCGAGCAGCTGGTAGTCCGGGGCGACCTGTTCGATCGTCGGAGCCTGCTGGCCGTTGAGGAAGACCACGTCGAGCGCCGGGAGGTCAACCGAGTCGGCGGCGAGCCACCACGTCGAGGCCGACGTGAGGTAGTTCGACACGACGACGCGATACCGACCCTGGAGCACGTTCGCGTTGGGCTCCTTGGTCGTGTTGCCCGAGATGAGCAACGCCGAGGTCATGAGCTCCGCAGCGGTGATCTCGAGCTCCGGCGGAACCAGCAGCACGCGCGGCTGGATGCCGAGCGGGTTGCCGTCCGGGTCGGTGAGCTTGCGGAAGGCGGTCGTCGCCGTCTTCAGCGAGGACAACGACAGAGCGTTGCCAGCGGCAGCGGTCGCCGACTGGTAGTAGCTGCTGTTGCTGCTCTGGAACTCCGACCAGATCGCCTCGTTCATGGCGAGGGCCGCACCACGACCCATGCGCTGCGGGATCTGCGACAGCGCGTTGAGGTCGTCGTTGATCATGTCCTGCCGCGTCAGCTGGGTGCTGATGCCGTAGGTGTCAGCAGCGACCGACCGCCTCGTATCGGAAGCCTGAGCCACCTTGAGCTCGCCGGCGTTGCCGATCTTGCGGAACTTCATGTCTCCGTTGAGACGCAGCAGGTTGATTGCCTTGAAGTCGTTGACCGACCGGATCGCAGAGACTTCCTGCCACGACGACTCGACGGCGTTGAAACCGTTGAGCAGGAACTTGTTCACAAGCGCCGACAGCAGGTTGCTGATGTCGTGCGTCGCAAACGCGGCCTTGATCACCGGCTCGGCATTGCCAGCGGAGATCCGGCTGCTGCCGGTGTAGCCGTTGGCACGAGCGGCCTCAATCAGCACTTCGCCGATAGAGGTCGTCCGCTTCAGCTTGTCGGCGGCATCCAGCGTGCGAGCGTCGAACGCCTTGTCAGCATTCGGCAGACCGCCCTGGAGGCAAAGGGCCGCCTCAATGACCTTGTCGTTCTTCACTTCCTCGACCACGTGAACAGCCGGAGCGCGGCTTTCGCGGGTGGCAATGACCTGCTTCATGTTGTCCATTTCCTTTTGCATGGCTTCGATCTTGGCCTCAAACGCGGACACGTCCGCGCTGGCTTCGACCTTGGGCTCCACGACGACATTCGCCGTGGCTTCCACCTTGGTCTCAGTGACCTCGGCGGGCGTTTCGTTGGCGGATTCCGCCATGAGTAGCTCCTCTGCCTCTTCGGCAGCGATGCGGGCCGACGTTGCGTCATCGGCACCCAAGGTCACAAAGGAAACCTCCCGCAACTTGGAGGCTTTGACGATGCGGACTGGACCCATGAAGGTCTGTCCGTTGACGGTTACGGATTCGCCGGCGGCAACCTTCTGATGCCGCATCACGTCGGCACCAACAGACGCCTGCCACGCGAACCCCTTCTCAGCCAGTGCAGTCACCTGCCGGGCGAGCTCAGACTCAGCGAGGATCTCGCCCTCAACGTAGAGGCGACCGTTCTCGGCACGGACGCTCGTTGCCTGCCCGAGGATTGAGCCAAGCGTGTACTCGTGGCCCATGACGATCGGGATGCGCTGGTTGTATTTCATGCCAGCCAGGTCAATGACGATCGGCTCGGCAGACCAGCCCTGCCGGATCGCAGCACCGGTGTATGCCTCAATGGTGAACTTGCGAGGGGCAGCAGGCATGCCATCGGCAGCAGCTGCGGACACAAATTCAACAGGCGTTTCTAGGTTCAGCTTGTTCATTAGTCTGCTGCGTCCTCTGGTGTTGCGCCGCCGTAGTTGCCATCAGGCTCAAGGTCGATGAACAGGCCGAGCTCCTGCATCAACGCAATCTCTGCTGCCCGCTGTCGAAGCTCGGCTTCCCAGTTCTTGCCTTGCTTGGCGTATTCGTGCGCCAGCGTCGTCGTGTGCGTTCGCAGCCTGGTCTCGGCAGCGTTGGCTTCCTTGGATGGGTCAACGTGCTCTTTGCCGTCCCAGACCCATACCCAGTTCCACTCGTTGATCGGCGGCAGTCCTCGAGGAACGAGGCCCAGCGGCACGGCCTCGTCAAGCCACATGCGGAGCGTGCGGTCAAGCATTTGCCGCTCAAGCTCATCGCGCAGAACACGCTGATTGGACGCATAGACCTGGTGATCCATGCGGCCCGAGGCGTAGTTGTAGGAACTGGAATCTAGTGCGGCGACGTTGTATGGAATTTGGAGGCAACGCGCGATCTCGTTGAGGATCTCCCTCTTGAACATCGCGTAGGTACTAGTGGGCTGCTCGGCTTTCAGCTGCGAGACGTTCCAGCCCTCTGGAAGCGTGACCATCGTCCGCTTCTCAATTGGCATCTCGGCAAAGGCATCAACGTCGTCTACTTCTGCGGCAGGCGAGTTGCTGTGCAGGAAAGCCGCAAAGTCAGCAGCGGTCTCTGCGGCAGCCAGGACGGCATCGGTGTACCGACGCAGCTGGCCGAAGAGACGGATTGCGGGAGCCACTTCAGAAACGCCGCGATGCTGCGCAGGTCTCTGGCGAGAGAACCAATGCACAACCATCTCGGCAGGGATGCGGTTGTACTCAAAGTTGCTCACCTGCCAATTGCTGCCAGGGTGGTACTTGAGCACCTTGTACGCGATGACGTTGCCCACGTCGTCAAACTCAAGGCCGTCAACGATTGAGCCTTCCGGCGTCGTGTCTGGAATGTAGAGCCCCACCGGCGTGGCGACCATCTCCGCCTCCACCAGGCGGATGTCAAGCTGCACGCCATCAAGTCGAGGGTTCGTGAAATACATCGCGAACGACTCACCGTCAATCAGCTTTGACTGACGCATCGTCCGCAGCTTCTCAGCCAGATTGACGTGCCACGACCAATCGAAGAACGCCTGCTCAACAATCCGATCTGCGTCTTGGTCACCTGTGTTGAGCTGCAGTCGCGGCCCGGTGCCGACCAGGTCTGTGGCCAGCGTCTCGCAGATGCCGGCGAGATATGAGTTGTTGTTCCGCTCGTAGCGGGCTCGGTTCCGCATCGTCCTGCGGACGACAGGAGTGAGCGCACCATCCATTAGAACCAGTCGGCGTTGGCCCAGTGCCTCCGGTCGTCTTGGCTCTCGGCTGCGTCAAACCGCGCACGGACAAACTTTGACGACGTAGGCATCTGCCTCGTCGGCTGCGTTCGCCCGAACCAGTTTGAAAACAGTCCCATCAGAATGTCCCAGGAGGGAGCAACTTGTTGAACCGCAGGCCACGAGTCTTGGACTGCACGGCCGCCTTTGCCGACAGGTACTTGTCGGCCTCAATGATTGAGGCGACATCCTGAGCCTCGACCTCGCCTGCGTCCGTGCGGACACGCTTCGGGCCTGATGCTGTCTCGGCGATCTTGTCGCGCAGTTCGTCGCTCATAGAGCGTGACGCTACGGCAGAACACCACGGAATCAGACCGGGTGTGCCGTCACACCTTGACCCAGTCGTTGCCAGATCGCTCGTACTCAACGACGTTGAGCACGCCGAGCTTCCGAGCGATCGCGCCAGTGGCAGGAGCAAACACCGCCAGAGACTTGTTGCGGTCAATTACGCCGTGAATTACCAAGGCCGCCGACAACGCAAGTGCCATGCACGACGCCCGGTGGCGAGGATCTACAAACATCTCAAGCGTCTGCGTGTCGTTCCATACGTGTGAGCATGCCCAGCCGACAAGAGCGCCGTCCACGTGACAGACCGCGATCGGCGTGCAGCTAGAAAGCTCGCCCTCGAGCACGCCAGAGACCTCACGCTGGAACTCGCTCTCTGGCTTTGTCAGACGCGAGCGAATGGCAAACAGATCCCGAGGCTCCAGGCCGTCAACGCTCACCACGGAAATCATTTGCCGAGCCTCTTGAGTTGGATGACTTTCTTTCCGCCTGGGCCGCTCGGGATTGTCACCTTCCGACGCTGCCGGCCACCCGCCTCTGTCGCCACTGGATGCACTCCAGCAATTGACGCCGCCACGGCAGATCCAACGAGACAGTTGCCGCACACAGCAATTTTCCCGTTACGCCGAACGATAAGAGTTCCATTCGGTACATTCGCGCAGTAGACCATTCCGTCATATTCGACACGCCGGAAGTTAGGCGTGTTTGAAGCATTGCGGAGCAGTCCCCATTTGGCGTCCGAGCGATGGACATGGTGCTGCTCAACAGTGTTTCCACCTGACACGCCACGGATCATGTAGGGCTTGGGAGGACGAATCGTCATAGAGCATCCGTACCCAAGCTTGAGGTACAGCTCAGCCATGTCCCCAGCAAGCAAAGGAGACACGGTTGCGTACGCTTCGTGATCGCGATCTCTCCAGCCGTCTCCATTGACGGCTGACTCAACAAATGCCGCTATGACGTTTGGTGATGCGTCCTTGATCCACTGCGGAACTCGTTTTGTGTATTTGTTGCCCAAGCCCGAGACGATGTCGTAAACCTGTTTGTTTGAAAACACGACCCCCGTTTTATGGGTATGGAAAGTCCACGGGAGTCTGCTGGCGACGTGACGAATTAATTCCTGCTTTGGGCCTGCGTTCTGTGAAATGATCGTGACGTGCGTTTTTCCTCTGGCGCGTTCGTTCAATTGGCACGACCCCTCTGCCACATACCACCCAAGAAACGACGCGAGGTCAGTTGCATCAACGACAATCAAAGGGCTTCTATCTGTGGCCGGGATTGTCACTGATGAAACGCCATTGCCTTGCCACGTGCTGCGCGTCTTAATCTTGTCCCACACAGACAGGTCGCTAGCCAATTTGATTAGCGGCCCTCTGCTTTTTTGACCTTCGTGGACGACCATCCTGTGGCTTGGCGTCACGCATAAATCAATGCGATTGTGGGCCTTGCCACCTATCTGAATCATCTCGCCTTGGTAGTGCCTGGAAATCAACTTGACCGGAGGCTGGTACTCAATGCGATCTGTCGAGAGATTTACGGTAGCAAGGCAATCAGATTGGAGAACGTCAGCAAATAGTTTCCATCCTTGCTGAGTCAGCACGCTAGTCTGTGCGTCGTAGCAATCCCACCAATGATTTTCGCGCCTGTTGTCCAGCTTCCACTCGTCCACGACTCGCCCTTTTGCTTCAGTCCTCACCGGGTACTCGCTGGTGAGATGCTCAATGAGCATATCGTGCTCACCAGCGTGGAGCGTGATCGCCTCGGGATCTCCCAGCGTCAGTCGCAGGCGAGCCGCCGCGAACGTCTTCCAGAAGTTGGTCTCGTAGACGCCATATCTCTGGTTCGTGGCCGTCTGCCGCATCACCCAGTTGAGTCCGAGCTTTTCGCCTCTGCCCTTCTTCTCGGTGAGGGAGCCGCCAGACGCACCGATACCTTTGCCGTGTGTCGGCAGCAGAGAACCCGTGAAAGTGGAACGCCGGCAGAACGTCCGCACCACCTCGGTGGACTGTCCCCAGTTGGCGTCAATGCACACCTGACGCACTCGCATAGGCACGTCGTCCTCACGCAGCCAATCCCGTCCGAGCAGGATCTGCGTCAACGACTCAAGGCCCGCCGACAACGCACCTTCAAACCCGGCGCCCTTGGACGCGAGTGCCAACGTCTTCTTGGCGTTCTTCGCCTCAAAGAACGTGCTGGCTTGGTCCGGGTAGGTGCCGTACGCCACGACGTGACCGCCGAACGACTCGCCCCACGAGGTGACAAGCCAATAGAGCAACTTGTCCTGCACGTCGATGAATGCAGTGAGCGTCTGATGCGACAGCGGCACGACGCCTCTAGGAAGCGTCAGAGCTCGAGCAACGAGCGACCGCTTGTCGAGCTTCTCTGACGAGATGTCGTCCGCAAGCGGAGCGTTCTGGTATTCCGCCATGAACGCAGACTCACCACGGTCAATCCGCAGGTTCCAAGCATGTTGGATTGCCGTGAGCTCGTCGTCGTGTTTCCGCTCCGGCCACGCTACCCGAGATCCGGCATCCATCACCGCCTGGTTGGCAACGTAGAAAGCGTCAGCAGCTGCAGTGCCTTCGCCACTGCGTTGTCCCTCGCGCCGCATCTCGGCGTACTGGCCCCAGAGCTCGTCAGCAGTCGGCCACTCGTAGACGAGCTTTGTCCGCTCTCCCTGCCACGACGGATGCCGCATCCTGTCAAGAAGCCGGTCAGCCAGGTCGTCAGGCCGGATCACCGTGATCGTTGCCAAGCCGGCAATCTTTTTGCCCGGCCCGGAGAGCCCGAGGATTGCACCTGAGAGGATGCGTTCACGGGTAGCAACCTGCGAAGGCGACGCTGACGACTCGTCAGTCTGTGGGTCGTCAATCAGACACAAGTCAGGCCGAATTGTCTTGCCGTCTGGCCTTGTGTGACTCACGCCACGGATGCGGCCCGTGATGCCGGCGACACGCACAGCGGCTCCAGCAGACGCAGCCTTGCCAATCCACGGCAGCGTCACCTTGTCTGCCGTCCATCCCATGTGCGTAGGCTCGCCCTCGCACGTCTGGCCACGCACGCGAGCCGTGATGCCTTCCAGTGCACGCACCGGGAAGCACGCCGCCGGGAAGTCCTCGGCGAGTAGGTCGTTCTGCTCGAGGTGACTCTTGAGCGTGTCGAGCATCTGGCAGGCGATAGCCTGGTCAGAGCCGATCAACATGACGAACGAGCGATGACCGTAGAGCATTGACCAGAGACAGGCCCAGATCGACAGCGTTGACTTTCCAGAGCCGCGAGGCATGGCAAAGGCGAAGAGCTCGCCACGCAGCACGGCGGCCTCAATCTTGGCGATGGCCGTCAGGTGGTCAGCAGACCACGCGAGTGGAAAAGACTCGGCACCGTAGACCTCGCAGAACTGGCGGAACGACGACCGGCAACCGTCGCGACGCTTGGCGTTCTTCACCGGCGGAATGCTGCCGATGTCGCGGCCAGCTGCACCGACCTTGCGTGACCGCTCGCCAGTCCGACGCTTAATGTCGTCGTAGCGTCGCTTGGCGGCATCCTGTCGGTCTTTTTGGTCAGAGCGAACCAAGCGGCCCCCGATGGCTAAAAAACATCACAAATATGGCAAGCTCGCGTATGAGGCTTCCGTGTAAAACCGCCGGGAGAACCTACCCAAGACCCCCCCTGTCAGGGGTAGTGTAGCATTTTGCAAAAACCACTGTTTTTCCCGTGAAAAACGCATGTTTTTGGTGTTTTTGTGCGTTTTTCTCGGGAAATACGCATGTTTTTCGTTGCGTTTGTTTTTGGCTTGTTTTGTAGGCTTTTGTGCGTATCGCGTGCGTTTTGCTCTTGTTTTCTAGGCTTTTTCGTCATTGTATTCGCACAGTCGTTCTCGCTTCATCGCCATACGATTTCTCAACGACAAGTCGCTGCACGAGCGTGTCATCAAGCCACACGATGAGCGCCAACGCATCAAGCACGCCTTTTGCGATGTTGTCGCAGTCAGGTCGTGGAAGCTTTGGCGCCGTTAGTTTCACGCCACGCTTTGTCATGTGCGACTTTGGGCGAGCGAATACAGCGTCAATGACAACGCTCACAGGTTCGCTTGCTGGCTCTGCGTCTCCCATTGCGACAATCGCAGCAGCTGAAATCTCGTCGCGGTAATTGTTGATCGGATGCTTCTTGGGCGTGTAAGCGTGTGCGAACTTTCCACGAGTCGTGATGCGAGCTCGAGGCTGTGGCACCGGATCGCCTGCAACGCTGAACGTGATCGGCTTCATGCACCAAGCATCGCAGCAGAGTCAAGCGTTCCAGCTTGAGAAGTGAATGATCTCAAAATGCCGCATCACGGGGCGGACTTTGTTGCCTTCGTGGATCTCGTCCGCTGCGTAAGCGTGGATCACGGCGCCGTTGGCCAGGTAGTAAATGGCGACGCCCACTTGGACGGGCCGTAAAGCGCCGTCCAGTGGGCCGCCGAGGAACTCGACTGTGATCCAGTCAGTTTTCATTCGTAGCGAATCACCGCGAACCATCCACGCGGGCCACGAGCGACGCCCTTTTCAACGATGCGATAGCGGCCACGCATTGCGTCGTTGTAGAAGCAACACGCACGCTCTGCCGCCTCGGGAGTTGGCCCGTAACCTATGCCCTCTCGCATTCCGTTCAGCACTCGGCAGTGAGTGAGCCTGTTTGTACGGGCGTTTTCCTCGGCCTGCTGCTGGGCTGTGATCGTCACTCGCCTGGCGTTGATGATCACGTCCTGCCCGAAGATCATGCCGGGGGGGGCAATTACAAGAAACGCGAGAGCCAAAACAATCCTTTGCATACCTTTCGCTCCTTCAAAGCTATGGACGCTCCTGCGTCCGATGAGCTCAAGGTAGGCGTGGCGTCAAGCGAGGCGGGCCAGCAGCGAGCGGAGCGGCATCATCCTGACTGCATCGCGGTCAAGCATCGGCAGCGATAGGCACCACTCAATCGCATCCCGCTCCGCGTCGGTGAGCGTTGCCCGATTCGTATCGGCAACGCCATGCTTTTCGTCGCTTTTCGCATACGATTCGCTCATCGTTCCAACTCCTTCAGCACATTCTCAATGATCGGGTGCCGCACAATGTCGCTGGCCTTGAACTCCACAACGCCGACTCCCTTGATTGCCGCTAGGCGTTGCATCACGTCAATCAGCCGTCGCTCGCTGCGTGGCAGATCGCTCTGATCCGCGTCGCCGGTCACGATCACCTTGGAGCCGTCGCCGATCCTAGTTAGGAACAATTTCAACTGCGAGAATGTTGCGTTCTGTGCCTCGTCAAAGATCATGACGGCATTCCGAAACGTCCTGCCACGCAGATACGCCAATGGCGCAATCTTCACTGCTGCACCGACTCGCTCTCGGTCCTTCGTGTGGCCACGCTTCCCGGCGATTCGCTCAATGGCGTCAAAGAATGGCACGAGGTATGGGCCAACTTTCTCCTCGGCGCTGCCGGGCAGGTAGCCGAGTTGCTCCGTGGCTACGCTCGGCCTGGTGATGACGATGTGCTCAACTGTGCCGGCCAGCAGCTGCTGCACAGCGTAGCCGCTCGCCAGGTGCGTTTTCCCGGTGCCCGCCGGCCCAAGGATGAACGTGATTGAGTTCCGCCGGATCGTGTCTAGGGCGGCCTCCTGCGTCTTAGTGCGAGGCGTGTAGCCCTCGCCTGGATGTGCTACCGGGGGGGGCCGTTTTTGACGCCTAGGCTTTTTCTCTTTTCGCATTGTGCTCACGTTAGTCCACGGAAGCCAGTTCCAGTCCACGTATACCGAGGCACGCTGTATCTCTGTTCCTTCGGTTCTGCCGGTCCTGGCCGCCGTGCTCGACACTCAGCCGCACGCTCGGCAATCTGCTCAGGCGTCGGATCGTCGGCAAGGATCTCGCTCGTTGGCTTTTGGCGATCAGGAAGCCTGTGCCGAACCTTGAGCCGGCTGATGTACGACTGCGAGCAGCCGAGGGCTGCGGCGATCTCTTGGTAGGAGTCGCCGCGAGCCCACAGCTGCCGCAACGTTACAGGGCAATAGTCCACGTCCTTACCTTGCGGCATGTCAGTCCTTTGCCAGAGGCATGATCACGCCAGTGTTGTCCCCACACCGCAGGACGACAGCAGACTGGTCGTCCACGGCCTCGATCTCGACATTCGGCTCCGCGTCACCGGAGATGCCTCGCAGCCACTCAGACACGAAAGCTGGGTCAAGCTTCACGCTGCACTTCTTCCCGGCTTCCACCACCTCGCAGGTGATGCTGCTCTCGCCCTTCTCGCCGCTCTTGCCGTGCAGCCAGATGCCGTCAGCAAACCCGTACTCAACGCCTCGGCTGTCCTCGCTGGTGCAGATCGCAGCCGCTCGAGTAGCCGAGAGCAGGTCGGCCCGGCTTACCACCGTGGCCTTCGTCTCTCGCTTGGGCAGAACGTCACGCCACCGGGGAAACTTACCTTCGACAAGCAGAGCCGTCACGCGAGCCGTGCCGATCGTTGCCAGAAGCTCCTTGCCGGTGGCCTCAAGCTGCACGCCAGCGTCGCCAGCGTGATCCGCCAGCCTTGCGATGATTTCCATTGCCCGTGCTGGCACCAGCGTCTGCGAGTCGTCAACCGCCTGGTCGTGCTCGCAGGTGACAGACGCGAGCCGCCTGCCGTCCGTTGCCACAAGCGTGACAACGTCTCCAGCAACCTCAATGAGCACCGCACCAAGAGCGTACCGGCTGGACTCGTTGTCGGTGGCAAACACGACGCCACGGACAGCACGCACGAACTGATCGGCTGGCATCCGCGTAATCGGCTTGAGCGCCACGGGCTCCCACGTCGGATACTCGGCGGCATCCTCGGTTGGTAGCGTCCACGTGCCACGGCCAGACGAGATGACGCACGAGGTGCCGTCAGGCGTCAGCGTGATCTCGTCAGCCGTCACAGTTCCGAGGATTGCCTGCAGCCGGTCACGTGGCAGCAGCACCGTCAGAGTCGGGTCTGCCTCCACTTCCACGTCGATTCGGATCTCAAGGTCACTGCCAGACAGCACCCCGCCCGAAAGGAGCACGTTCTGCAGTATTGGCCTTGGGCTTTTGCCAGGTACGGCACTGGCCACCGAGCCCAACGCTTCCTTGAGTGCCGGTGCTGATAGGCGTATGCCACCAGCTCTGGTCTTTCGTTCCTTCGTTGTTGTCGCCATGTCTCGTGTCCTTTCTGAGACGGATACCAACCGAGATGCCAGCCGCGAACGTCGCGGCGTGGAGTATTGAACCGATGCAGATGAGGGCGATGTCGTTCACAGCCCGGCCTCCGTCTTTTCGATGACGCTCGCCAGCTTGATGCACCTGTCCAGCGTGTGCTCAAGCGTCTTGGCTCCAAGCTCGAGCAGCTGCCGCGTGTCGTCGTCAACGTCGTCGTCCCATGCCCGGTCCATCAAGGCCTGGACAACGTCGAGCGGCGCGCCGAGGTATTCAAACTCACCGGTCATGCGTCACCTCCTGCTGGCTGTGAACGAATGAACTCCATCACGTCAGACCCAAAGATGTAGACGGTGTTGCCAAACACGTGCCGCTTCAGTCCAGTGCTTAATGCGAGTGACATGTCGTCAAGACTCCATCCGAGCCTCAATGACAGTTCCAAAGCCGTGTACATGGCGTCAGAAATGACAGCACCAGGAATAAAGTTGTCAGGTGCTTTCCTGCTCATGCGTCACCTCC